CGACTTTGAAGAAGTTGGTGATGAACTGCCTTTGCACACGCATGCTGATTTAGACGTTCATATTAGCATTGTCGGACGTGGCAAGTTTCTTATTTTTGGGAACGGCTGGGAACAAGAAGCAGGCACTGGGGCTGTCATGGATTGGGAGCCCGGCAACTATCATGGGTTTAAGGCTTTAGAGCCAAACTCACGGCTAATTAACATATTGAAGGTGATGTACAATGGCCCGCAAACCACAGTCTGAAAGCACTTATCTGTGCCCCCTGTTTAAAGAAAAGCAGGAAGATGTATGCCATAAGTGCGCGTTTTATACATACATCCGTGGCGCAAACCCAAATGATGGTAAAGAGATAGATCATTGGGGCTGCACAATAGAATTCCTGCCAGTGCTGCTCATTGAAAACTCGCAACAGTCTAGGCAAACGGGCGCGGCTGTAGAGAGCTTTCGTAATGAAATGGTCAAGGCAAATGAAGCCCAGCTTCATACAATGATCCAGCTCGCCCACACGGCTCAAGAGCCAGAACAGAAGGTAGTCAACAATGCACTTCACTATCATAAAGATTGATAATTCAGTGGGCGTAGATGGTGTGTTTTACACCATTGACTGTTCAGAGCTTCCTGACAATTTTTGGGCTCTGCAATGGACAGGGCCGACAACGGGCATTGGTGGAGAAGGTGAGATTGAGTTTACCGGCAACCCTAAGCCGCCCAATGAGCCAATCACAGACCTTGGCGGGTTTTACCCATATTACGAGGCGTGGGAAGTGGAAGACTACAACCACAAGCACCCAGTGCCGCCTGCCCCGACTGGTCCGACTGGCCCAACTGGGCCAACAGGAACCGTTCAAGGACCGCCAACTCAAATTTAGTTTGGCGTAAAATACGCAATGAAGGGGGACAATCATGAGCGAAAAATTAAAAATATGCGTTTACGCAATATCTAAAAACGAGGCGCATTTTGTGCCTCGTTTCATGGAAGGGGCAAAAGACTCTGATTTGGTATTAATCGCTGACACAGGGTCGAGCGATGGGTTGCCAGAAGTGGCCCGTTCACTTGGCGCGGAAGTCCATCACATCTGCATTACGCCATGGCGGTTTGACAAAGCCCGTGACGCAGCCTTGGCCTTAGTGCCACGGGATATGGATGTCTGTATCAGTCTCGACATTGATGAAGTTTTACAGCCCGGCTGGCGGGAAGAGATTGAGCGTGTTTGGGAAAAGGGAAAAACAACTCGCCTCCGGTATAAGTTTGATTGGGGCTGCGGGATTGTTTTCTACTATGAGAAAATCCATGCCCGGCATGGCTATGGCTGGAAGCACCCGTGCCATGAGTACCCTATGCCTGATGGCCGTATTACTGAGGTTTGGGCACAGACTGATATGCTGTTGGCAATCCATAAACCTGACCCAACTAAGAGCCGGGGCCAGTATATAGATTTGCTAGAATTGTCGGTCAAAGAAGACCCCGAATGCCCACGCAATGCTTTCTATTATGCCCGGGAACTGTCATTCCATGGCCGGTGGCAAGAGTCGATTAATGCCTGCAATCGTTACTTAAAGCTGCCACGAGCCGATTGGCCTAATGAACGGTGCTATGCTTACCGGGTTATTGGCCGGTGCCAAAGTGAACTAGGGAATTGGCCAGAAGCTGAAAAGGCTTTCCATGCCTCCGCCATGGAAGCGCCCAATACCCGGGAGCCGTGGTGCGAGCTTGCTATGCTCATGTATCGCCAGAGTCGATGGGAAGAGTGTTTTGCTTATGCCATGCGGGCACTTCGCATCCAGAACAGGGAACTGGTCTATACTTGCGACCCAGCCGTATGGGGACATCAGGCGCATGACTTAGCGTCTATTTCTGCCTATCGCTTGGGAATGAAAGAATTGGCACTAGAACAAGCCAAACTGGCGCTAGAAAAAACGCCGGGTGATCTTCGTCTAAAGCAAAATGTAGAGTATATTCAGGCGTCTTTGACAGAGGCCCCACCGGACCCCGAAGAGTTAGTGGCATGAGCATTGAACCCCAGACCTTAATAAATGCGGCTATCGCAACAACCATGGGTGTGGGGGGATGGTTTGCCCGTGAGCTATGGGGCGCTGTGGCAGAATTGCGCCGTGATGTACGGCAAATTGAAATAGATTTACCTAGCCACTATTTGAGAAAAGATGAGTTTAGAGAAGGGCTAAACGAGATAAAAGGTATTTTACGCGAGATATTTGTAAAAATAGATGATTTGAAGGATAAAAAGGCTGACAAATGAACTTGGACGCCGACCGTATAACCAAATCTGTTGGGGCAGTAACCGCTGTCTTTGCTATGGTTGGCGGCGGCTATACTGTGACAGATAAGCTTGGTGTCTTTAACAAGCCTATCCTTGAATGGTCAGCAGAGAATTTTAGCATTTCGGACGGCCCTGCGAATGAAGAGTTTTATGTTGTGGTGGCACGCCGCAAGATCAGAGACGATTGTTCTGTAGAACAGTTTAACCTTGAAGTGCGTGATTCACGGCACATCGTGCATACTGCCTCTCCGTCTATCGCAAGGTTCTCTGGCCCCGCTGCGAATAAGGTGGAGAAGTTTGGGTACGCAATCACAATCGACAATCCGGGCCGTGTTGCTGCCGGTAAGGCAACATTACTGGCGCGTATCAAGTATAAATGCCCAGAAGGCGAGGTTCTGATTAGCTACCCAGATCACGCTAATCTGACATTCAACATCACCAAATAGCGGCGCAGGGAGAAAGCTATGGATTTTGGCAAAATGGGTGGCCTACTGGCCCAAGTCGCACCTACCATCGCCTCCGCCCTTGGCGGCCCTTTAGCTGGCCTTGCTGTCAAAACTCTATCGTCTGCGCTGCTTGGGACGGAACAGGGAACTGAGCAAGAGGTGGCTGCGGCTTTGGGGTCTGCCACGCCGGAACAGTTGGCGCGGCTTAAAGAGATTGATGCCAACTTCGCTGTTACCATGAAGAAGCTGGACATTGATCTTGCCCAGATTGATGCCACAGACCGGAATAGCGCCCGTCAGCGTGAGGTAAGCCTTAAAGATAAGACACCGACCATATTGGCCGGGGTTGTGTGTGTCGGGTTTTTCGGAACACTTAGCGGTCTCATGTTCTATGGCCTCCCCCAAAGGGGCCAAGATGCCTTACTTATCCTGCTGGGTGCTTTGTCATCGGCCTTCACGGCAGTAATTGGCTACTATTACGGTTCATCGTCCGGTTCGCGGGCTAAAGAACAGATCATCGCAGACATGGGTACGAAGAAATGAAGCATAATTTTGAACAGTCGCTCGCGCTCGTTCTGAAGCACGAAGGGGGATGGGTGGATGACCCGCATGACCCCGGCGGCGAGACCATGTTGGGCGTTACTAAAAAGGTATGGGAAGAATGGGTCGGCCATCCAGTTGCGCCCGGATCGCTCAAATCTTTGACTGTGGCAGATGTGGCACCGGTCTATCGCAAGAACTATTGGGATAAGATTAAGGGAGACGATCTCCCTGATGGGGTTGATTATGCGGTTTTCGACTATGCCGTTAACAGCGGCACAGGCAGGGCGGCAAAGCAGCTTCAATCATGCCTTGGTGTAACGGCTGACGGGGCCATTGGCCCAAAGACGGTCGCGGCCGCCCAAGCGACCGATCCCGTTGCCCTGATCAAGTGTATCTGCGATAATAGGTTGGCCTTCCTTCAGAAATTGCCGACATGGGGCAGGTTCGGCAAAGGCTGGGGTCGCCGTGTGGCGGATGTGAGCAAGACGGCTCAAACGATGGTCGGGTAAGATGACAACAGGTCTGACCTATTCTCAGTATGTGACACAGATTGCCACCTTGGCGGTGGTCGATCAGGCTAACCCTGAGTTTCAGACCATCCTGCCTCAGATGATCACCTATGCGGAAAACCGCATCTATCGTGATGTGGACTTCCTGTTTACGTCGATTGCCACCACAGCTTATGGCATGACAGTCGGCAGCAGGCAGGTTGTGGTTCCGGCTGGCACGTTTGTTGTGCCAGAGCAGATCAATGTCATTACCCCGTTTGGGACAGCCAGCCCTGACACTGGTGTTAGGAACCCTTTGCTGCCATGCACAAAAGAGTTCTTGGATCAGGTCTATAACAACAGCCAAGCAACCGGCTTGCCGCAGTATTTCTGCCCCTTTGACGATTACACTTTCTTGGTCGGACCGTTCCCTGATCAAAACTATCAGTGTGAGATCATTGGGACCTATCGCCCAAGTAGCTTGTCGGTATCCAACCCGACCACATTCATCAGTCTTTACCTTCCAGACCTGATGATTATGGCATCGATGATCTTTGTGTCCGGCTACCAGCGCAACTTCGGCCGCCAGTCGGATGACCCTGCCATGGCCCAAAGCTATGAGCAGCAATATCAAATGCTTCTGAAGAGCGCCATTTCTGAAGAAAACAGGAAGAAGTTTGAAGCTGCGGCTTGGTCTTCGCAGTCGCAATCTCAAACAGCTTCACCGACGAGGTAACAAATGCCTCACGCATCGTTCAAAATCATTCCGGGTGTTGATCAAAACAAGACGCCCGCACTGAATGAAGCTGCCATTTCAGAAAGCCAACTGATCCGGTTTGTCCCAGACCGGACGCTTGGTGGCATCGTGCAGAAGCTTGGCGGTTGGCTGAAATACTTTTCAAGCTCTATCCGCTCTAAAGTCCGCTGCCTGTGGGCTTGGAAAGACTTAGCTGGCAACTCCTATCTGGGAGTTGGGGCAGAAGGTATCGCACCCATAGTGGTCACTGGCGCGTCTGGCACTGGCACCACAGTAACCCTGACATACACAGGCCCATTCACATTTGTCGCCGGGTATTCGATCCAAGTAACGGGTATGAACCCGTCTGCTTATAACGGCACTTATACTGTCACGGCATCGACTAGCACGAGCGTTTCCTTCGCATCGACCACCACAACTGCATTTGTTTCTGGTGGCTCCATTACAGGTGCAGGAAACTCGCTTGTTGTGATCACGAATGGCGGCGCGAATGACATTACGCCACAGACAAGAACGGTCGATGTAGCTGTCAACTTCTCGACCACAGCAGGCTCAAATCAAGTTCTAGTTGTCGATACTGGGCGCAGTGTCGATGATTATGATGTGGTCGATATTCAGACACATATCAGTGTCGGTGGCATTATCTTGTTTGGCCAATACCAGATTTATAATCCCGGCCTTGGCCCAAACCAGTATTACATTTACCCAAAAAATACTTTTGATGAGTCATATTTGGCTACATCAACGGTGGCTAATGGCGGGTCTGTTGCCCTTTATACTCTTACAACAGGGTCAGACTTTGTTAACGTAACCCTTCCAGCCCACGGCTATTTGGAAGGGCAAGAGTATGCCATTCTCGTAGCGACGTCATATGCTGGCATCACACTGCTTGGCGCTTATGTCATTACAAGCATTGTCGATGCTAATAATTTTGTAATTTCTGCATCTACGACAGCTTCTACAATCAATGTTACTGGCGCGTCTGGGACTGGCGTGACGGCTACATTGACATATTCAGGTTCAACTATCCCCATCGGCTCTACCATAGTTGT